CGGGACATCGGTCGGCATGACGCGCAGATTGAGACTCTGCAAGCCGATATGTCGGAAATGAAAAAGGACGTACACGAAATCAAGATGATCCTTGCCCAAGCACAGGGCAGTTGGAAAACCTTGGTAGCCGTGGGTGGGTTTGCTGCTTTTATAGGTGGCATTTTTACAAGATTTCTTGATTGGCTTTTCCGATGATGGAGACGCTCCTTGGCGGCGTGTTTGGCGGGTTGCTGCGATTAGCACCCGAGGCACTTAAGTTCTTTGACCAAAAGAACGAACGCAAACACGAATTAGCCATGCTAGAAGCCGAGATGCGGTTTGCCCAAGTCAAGGGCGAAATTGCTATGCGCCAAACCGAGGCGCAGATGCAGGTAGCAGAGCTAACTGCTATGACGGAAGCCATTAAAGAACAATCGGCAACGGCTCAAGCTGCCGGTAAAGTCGTTGCGGGCATATCCGCTATGGTGCGTCCTTTTGTAACGTACCTTTTTGTGCTGGCCTACGCTGCTGTCAAAGTAGCCGCGTATTTGATTGCGCTTGAGCAAAACGGCGATTGGAAGGCGGTTTTAACTTCCATGTGGTCTACTGATGACATGGCTGTGCTAAACCTCATCCTTTCTTTCTATTTCGTTGGGCGCGTTTATGAGCGCACTAGATGAGGCGCTGCTGATTGCCGCTGACCTTTGCAGGCACTTTGAGGGATTCCGTAGCAAGCCGTATATCTGCCCCGCAGGCTATCCCACGATAGGTTACGGCACGGTATGGAAGCCTGACGGCACCAAGGTCACGATGGATGATGCGCCGATCAGCAAGGCGCAAGCTGACGAGTGGCTGTTATCGGAACTGCGAACCAACTACGCCGCTGGCGTATTAAGGGCTTCACCTAGCCTTGTCTTATATCCTAAATCTTTGGCAGCTATGATAGATTTCTCGTACAATCTTGGGGTTGCACGTTATCGTGCATCTACTTTGCGAAGAAAGGTGGATGAACAAGATTGGGAAGCGGCTAAAACACAGTTGATGAGATGGACGCGAGGCGGGGGGAAGGTACTGCCCGGTCTAGTAAGGCGCAGACAAGCAGAGGCTAGCTTGTTATGAAGAAAATTCCAGTTGTACAAATGAACGAGGGGTCATGGTACAGGGTGAAGGGCTACACCTATACCGAATGCTGCGACTGTGCGCTAACGCACAAAGAAGAATACAGACTAGTTGACGGACACTTAGAGTGGAGAGCCGAGTTAGCCCCAGAAGTTACCGCGAAACGCCGAAAGGAACTTGGCATCACGGTTAAGAGGAAGGCTAAACGTGACCGCAAAAAAGGCGACTGACGAACAGATATTACAAGCCTTACGAGAATCCCAAGGCGTCAGGTCGGTAGCAGCACAAAATCTCGGGATCAATGTCAGAACCTTGCTCAATCGCATACAGGAAATGCGAGGCAATGGCATGAACGTTCCCGGCTCTACCTATCAGCACAATACAGCCGTTGTGCGTGATGAGTTTGAATTCACTCCGCTGCCTAACGACGACGTTCCCATTGAGGAGTTGATAGAGCAGCGCAAACGCAAGTTTCTGCACAAGCGCGAACACGAAGAAGCCTCCAAGCTCATCCCCATACGCATCAAGATTGCAGGCCCGATTGGCCTACTACATTTTGGCGACCCGCACGTTGACGACGACGGCTGTGACATTGAGGCCATTGAGCGCCATACCGCCCTTGTAAACGCTACAGAGGGGCTTTTCGCCTGCAACGTAGGCGACACCACTAACAACTGGGTTGGCCGCCTAGCGAGGCTTTACGGCGATCAGGCGACATCTGCCGCACAGGCTTGGCGGTTGGCCGAGTGGTTCGTCAACCGCTGCCGGTGGCTATACATGATCGGGGGTAACCATGACCTATGGTCAGGCTCTGGCGACCCTCTGCGGTGGATAGCGAAGCATCAGAATTCACTTTACAAGTCATCCGAGGCTCGCATCGCGCTGCGGTTCCCTAACGGCGCAGAGGTTAGGGTTAACGCTCGGCATGACCATAGCGGCTCGTCCATCTGGAACCCCGCCCACGGCCCCATGAAAGCCGCCTTGATGGGTACACGCGATCACCTGTATGTAGCAGGCCATAAGCACGAAAGCGCCTACAGCGTCCTTAAAGACGCTATTAGCGGCATCACAATGCACACGATGAAGGTAGCCAGTTATAAGATTTATGATCGCTATGCAAAAGAGCGTGGCTTTCGTGACAACTGTTTGTCGCCTTGTGCGCTGACCACGATCAACCCTGACCTGCCCAACAATCACCCTGACTTAATCAAGGTGTGGTGGGAACCCGAGGAAGGCGCGGAATACCTGACATGGCTACGCAGCCGAGTTGGGTAATCCCTGACGGTTGTCAGGACTGCGTGTTTTTTTGTCCTGCCAACGGCCAAGGGTATTTTTGCTCGCACGAACACCAATACCTCGGCGGTGTGTGCATCTGCATGGGCAAGTATTACTTACGCGCTGCACCGTTCCGTTGGCCGCCGAAAGTGGCTGAAGGGGCTGGGATTGAACCAACATTCACGGAGTCAAAGTCCGTTGTCCTACCATTAGACGACCCTTCAGCGGTTTAACAGGTATTCAATCTCGTTACGCAGCGTCTTGATTTCCAATTCTAACAGCGTGGCTTCTTCGTATAACCCCATGCGCCGCATCGTTAAAAACGCATTAGCAAGCCTGTCGCCCTGCTTCTGACCGTACCCCCAAGGGATACGCTCCATCTCCTCTTTCCACGCCCCCGGCGGGCTTACGTCGTCTTTCACCATACGTCTCGCCCTCCACGCGCACATCGCCAGTTAGGGGCTGGCACAGAGCGCCATTCGCGGTCGCGGTCGGCTTTGAGCTTGCGCCACAGATTGATGATCCATCTCACGGTAGAGCCTCCACGCTGTAGTTGGTGCTAGGTGACTTCCAGCCTCGCGGTATTTCGCCATGTAAGTGCGAGGGGTCTATCCAACGCAGTTTGTTGTTGGGCATCGCAACCCATTGGCCGCTATCTAACGCGATGATGTGGTGATCCTTGGATTGGTCAGGGATTTCCGACCAACCGCCATTGGCCCAAAACACGCTGAACAAGTACACGCCCGACCGCAGCACTTTATCGCGGCAATATGCTTCTACCCGGTGGTTACGCAGGAACTGCATCTCACGCACTTCGCAAAATCGGCTAAAACTGTCCCACCACACGCAGATGTTGAGCGGCAACGGGTCGCAGGGCTTTGAGCAGATCGCGTGTATGGGCATCCTTGCCCACATCGCACCACATTCCAGCATCACGCTAAACATGGGGACGCGCATTGGTTCGGCTCTGAAGCCTAGGACTGTGCAGAGGGTAAAGTCGCCGTGGCCTTCTTGCTGGTCGTACAAAAACTCGTTTCGGATATAAGCCGTGGTGTACGGCGTGTCCACCATAAAACTCATACCAGCCCCTCTTTGCGTAGCTGCGCGATGGTTCGCACCATGCCCTCAAGGTGAGCTAGGCGCACATAGTCGCGGTCAAGATCGGTACGGAACCGGCGGTCTATCGCGTCGTGGCAGGCGCTACACGCCCACGCCCCGAGCAGATCGTCAGCCTTAATCCCCATGCCGCTGACCCCTGATAGGCGTATGTGCGCCAATACGGTTGTTGCGCTGTTGTGGTTGCAGATACCGGGCAAGCGCACCATGCAACCCCTATCTCTGGCTTGATCACGCAGGTTCATACACCGGCTCCGGTATCACGATGCCCATGTCGGCGCATCGGCTTTCAAGGAACAACAGATAATCGCTGAATTCTTGCTTGGTCAGTTTGCTAGAACGCTTGATCGGTCGCATACGCTTGCGGCCAAAGCCCTCTAGCGTCTCCCAGCCGAAGCACTCACCGAGGAAGTATTCGTGCAAGTCGTCTCGCGTCCAGCCTGCCAGCGTCTCGCCACCGCCCTCTAGGATCGCGGGGTACGCCACGCCCCACAGGAAGCGGTTTTGCTGGTCGGTGCGCGGCTTCTTCCATTCCAGCACCTCTATGCACCACGCACGGTCAGGCGATAAGCCCTGCACCATGCGCGCAGCAGCTACGGCCAACTGCTCTGGCGTCGTGCCTTTAGGGAATATGCGCTTCACGCATCCACTCCTCGCCGTACTCCACATCCATGTAATCCTGAAACCACGGGCCGCCACGGGTGAAGTGGACGGCAATCGGGTTCGGGCATTGGTCGCGGGTATACCACCCTTCAAGGTAGTTCCATGTGATCGGCAACTCCCCGATTACGTCATCGGTGAGCCAATTAAAGCGGTGTAGGTACATCCCTGTTTCACGATTGACCACCTCGGGCGTGAGAGCCTTGACTTGAGGATGCCCACAGTTGATAAACATGAAAGATGACCAATTCTTTCGTGGATACTGATGCTGCGCTTTGTTGTCCATCTTGACGGTTTCCGTCGGCCTGTAGTCGTGCTTTACAAGAAAGCAGGCTTTTGCCCCGTCGGCGTAGTCCAGCAGTCCCGCAATGTCCCCCCTGAAAAGAAAATCGCAGTCCACAAATACCGCCCAGCCGGTGTATCCGTTGAGATACGGCGTCAGGAAGCGGGTAAAGGAAAACTCCGTAGACGACAACGGATCAGTCTCTCGCCAATAAAGGCCACGCTCCCGAAGTTCTGACTGCACGATGGGCTGGATGTCTACCTCAACGCTAGAGTGCTTGAGGATGCTTTTACGACAGACCTGATAGGCGATGTCCTCACGGCTATCCCAGCCGATAAATACCTTCATAGCCGTTCCTCAAAGTCTATGTACCGCCAACCGAGGTATTCGGGCTTTACGGCGTATACGTCATAGTCGTAGCCACGCTCCTTGTCGGTGATGCGCCGCACCACCCAATCGGGGAATGTCGTCGCAACGTCTACCAGCGCCGCTACGGTCATGCTGGCGTTGACAATGTAGTAGTAGTCGGGGCGAGGATCGGCAGCATCAAACGACTTCTTGGCGCAGATCGCGGCTGTCTCAAACGGCCACGCCTGATATTGGAAATCGTGCTTGATGTGCTTTACCTCTATCCGTTTGCCTGAGGCGTAGATGTCGCCCTTGTCGGCGTACTCTGCCCGGTCGGCAAAGTCCTTGGCGATCCGACGTTTGGGCAGCGTCACCGTATGCCCGATGTTGAGGAGATAAGTCGCCACGACAATCTCTGCCGGGCGACTTGCCCTAAACCGTGACTCAAAGTCAGAATGGGGTGTCAAGATCATCCCAGTTGTTCTCGGTTATCTCGGGCTTCTTTGTCGGCTGGCGTTGCGGTTCGCCGGTACGAGCCAGCTTGCCCTCACCCTTGGGTTCAATCTTAATGCTCATGTACTTGTCACCCGTCTTTTGGCTAGATTTGATCCACGCCGACAGGTTGTAGTCCACGTTGTTGATTACCGCCGAACCACGGTAGTCGGGACGCTTGTCGTTGCCGTCCTTGTTGTTCTTAAACAAAACGCCACGCATATTTGGATCAAATTGAGTCACAGTTTTAGCTCCTTCAGCTTGGTTATTTTTTCGTCTAGTTCTACGAGGAACTTGCGCACCTCGTCCTCCAATTCGGCAATGCGTTTAACGTCTCGCGTTATACGCACGATCAGCATTTGCAGATGCTCTGGTAGGCGGCTGTCATAGCTCACAAAGTCGCACCACGGTCGGTTCGTGCAAGCCATCTGCCATTGCATCTGAGTGATGTATTTTTCGGGCGGCTTACCGGCTAACAAATACTCCAGATGGGTCGCCGTATTGGGACACTTGAACTCCACGCAGCCCTCATTTACCAAGCCGTCTGGAGACGCCCCTGACATGGTTACGGTCGGGTGGTCTATAAACCCAACCTCCTCCACCAATTCGCCTGTACGGGCGCTGTAGGCGGCTCTAGCGTGTGGCTCCTGCTCCGTACCCCATTCCATTGCCGCGTTGCTGAAGGACGAGGCTTTCTGACCCGTCAGCCGCTCCACAATGAGGTCAGCCATGTAGTTGTCGCGGGAGGCGCTGTAACCGCTTTTGGTCTTGGCGACCACATCAGCCACGCGAGAAGCGGTGACTTTGCCTAGCCGTGCTGTAAACCAATCGTCCGTGCGCTGTTCCATTACTTTCCCCTCATCCAAACAATACTTATTTCGTTCATTGGTTTTTCGTCATCAGCCAATTCTTTAAACAAGTCGCACGAATCGTAAGCACTAACTGGTTGCGCTTTCGCTTTTTTATACGGCGGCCATGAAAACGCGCAGAAACCTTCATCGTTTTGTTGCTCAACGTAGTGGATGCAACCGCCGCAACATCGTTCGTCTTTATGTTTGTTCATGCTGCCTCCGGGCCGGTCAGTTCTTTTTTGCGAGCGGTAAACTGGTCAATGTGTGTCATGCGCTGCTCTTTGGTCAGGCGCTTGAACAACTTGGTCAGTTCTTCCACCGACACCGCACTGTTAATCAGCGCGACCAGATCGGGGTCAACCTGCGGCGCTGACCCTTCAGGCAAGTCCTCGCCGCTAAAGATGTAGAGGCCAAGGCCGTGCAGCGCGATGCACTTGGTCAGGCAACGCATGATGGCCGTGTTGACCGCGAAGGAATCGGGATCAACAACGCTGCGGTTACGGTTGTCCATGACGGGGAGCAGGCAAGTCTTGGTGTCGCCCTTAATCTCTACGCTGACCTTGACCATTGCCGTGTTGTTTTTGAGGTAGCACACCGGCATACCGCCCTCGTACTCATGCACGGTGTAGTGGGCAGCGGGGTCAATCTTCAGGACTTCAGCCCACGCCCACGCCCATGACAGGTACGACAGGTTGCCTTTCTTTTCAACGTGATCGTTGACGTTAATTTTGAGCAGTTCGCTCATTGACCTTCTCCAGTTGTTCGTTAATGACGGCCATCAGTTCGGCCAAAGCCTTGTTGCAAGCGTCTATGCGTTCCTGTTCTTCTAGCTCTTGCATCAGTTGGTCTTGGTGATGCCACCAAGTCAGGTCGTCATCGTGCATGGCTGGCTCGCTCCTCTGCCGGGGTGCAGCCACCGTCGCCGCACGGGTCGTTGATTGCTGCTATGGCGTATAGCGCCACAATGAGGATGGCTTGGGGTAACCAGCGGCTCACAGGTCGTCTCCCCAAGGGCCGTTTTGCTCGGCATCGCGGGTGGCGATTTCCTCAAGCTCAAAGATGGCATCTGCACCGAGGTCGCAAATGTCTAGCTTGATGTCGTGGTTAAGCGATGAGGCAACCTTGTCTTTGTCCAAGAAGATGCCGATCAAGTCGGCAGCTTCAAGGATGATGCCGCCATCTAGGTCTTGGGTGTACTCCACGCGCACCTCAAACTTGTTGCCGAGGGCGTAGAACGTACCGAAACCGTGGAATGTGTCTTTGCGAGGCATATCTGTTGCTCCTGTTGTGTCTATCAACGTGGGATATGTTAACCGATGTTATTCCAACCCGTCAACTACTTTATTGATGGCGGCAAGCGTGGCCTTCGCGCTAGCCTTAATTGACGGGCAAAGATCGGGGCCAAACTTGTGCGCGTAAAACTCGGCATCCGACCAAAGCGAGTTTAGGTGCGGGTCGTCGGCGCTGATGTAAACGTGGGTCTTGGTTCCGCGAACATCGTCGGGCGTCGGCAAGCCGCGCTCGTAATGATCCATATAAAACTTCCAAGGGATGCGGATTAGCTGCGACATAACTACCTCTCTGTGGTTAGCGTATGGGCGTATATTAACACAAGTTAAGCAAATGTCAACACTTAAAATGTAAAGATTTGTAAAGAATTGTTAAGATTTGTTAAGAAAGTAGGGGTTGCATTTGGTCTTAACTTGTGTTAAGATACACAAATGGACATCAACACAGCATTAAAGAAGTTTGGTTCCCCGAGCGGTATCGCACGGGCGTTTGGCGTTAAACCCCCGGCTGTATCCAGATGGATACGCAACGGTGCGATCCCGCAGCAGCGGGTGTGGCAGTACAAGGCTGGGCTGGTTAAAACGCCGAAAGGACGTTAGTGGACGCCAAAACGACAAACCCCCGGTTGGCGGGGGCTTGACGCGGCTGGGGGGCAGCCATACGCTTTCGGGTAGTTGCAGAGCGTGACGATAGGTTAAGCGGGGGAATGCTGACCTGTCAATCGTCACGCATGGAGTTACAAACCATGTGGAGACAATTATGTTGTTTTATACCCGTCACCTAGGCGATTACGCCCGTGACACAGGCCATCTCACCACTTACGAGCATGGCGTTTATACCCTTCTGTTAGACCGTTTTTACGCGACCGAAAAGCCGTTTGGCGAGCGTGAGGCAATGCAGCTTTGCCGTCCCCGAAACGGACGGGAGCGTGATCAAATCCGTAGAGTGCTGAATGACTTTTTCATTCTTACCGCGTCCGGTTATGTGAACGCTCGGGCGATGAAGGAAATGGAAAAAGTCCAAGAAAAACAAGCAAAAGCAAAACAGAGCGCTCAACAGAGATGGATGCGAACGCATAGCGAACGCAATGCGAACGGTATGCTAACCAATAACCATAATCCAATAACCAATATCCAGAAGCCAAAAAACATCGCCAAGGTTAGCGCTGCGGCGGTGTTTAGCGTGGTCGGTCGGAGGGTAGAGTGATGGGTGACGAATTCACTTATCCCCCGAGCGCCGCGAAGTCCGGCCCGAAGGGACTGCCGGACGAGCGAGTGGCGCGAGCGGTGGAGCGTAGCGCATCGGGTTGGGATGAAGCCGTGCGTAACAGCCCGCTGAACCGTCTGCGGTACTATGATGCGTTGCTGGCTCGCACCGCGTTTTCGGGGGACGCGGGCGAGCGGGAGAAAATTAAGATTCGCGTTGCGGAGTTGATCCGCGAAATCGGAGCCTCTGACGTACTGACCGACCCCGGCGTAATCGGGTTAGTCAGGGAGTTGTTTGGCGAGAAAGGCGTATTGAGGCTGAAAGAACGTGCCAATTCCACCGCTAAACAGGTATAGGGCTAACCGGATATGGTGGCAAATATGGCTGACACGCTGCATCAACGAGGCAAGGCGTGAGGTACAAAGCGAGGAGGGATGCGAACGATGGCCTTATTGGCCGGGCGCTACACGCAGCAGGGTTCACCGTCCACGACTACGCCTCCAACGGCGGCGTACCCGACCGTCTCGTCATACGGAATCTGCCCGACGGAACACCGTGGGTGTGCTGGGTAGAAATCAAGGTAGAAAAAGGAAAACTACGCCCGAGCCAAGAAAGGTTCCAAGCGATATTTGAGCCACGGGGCGAGTTTTACGTCGCGCGTGATCCCGAGGCGACGGTGCGCGAGTTAATGGAGCGATATATGGCCGCGATTAAGCCGGAGCTTTTGCGCTAACGACCAACCAGAACCCATGCTCAATGCTCTGTAGGTGCGCTATCTCAAACCGCTCACAGAGTTTGGGCAGCCACCACGACGAGGGCTGCTGGATTAAATGCGCGTTACGGCCATCAGAGAGCGTTTTAAGGGCAGCGCCCGTGTGGATGGTAAAGAACCCCACCCCCGTCGTGATCCGCTGTAAATCGTTCAGGACGGCTTCTAGGTGATCTGGCTCTATGTGTTCCAAAACGTCTATGCAGCACACTAAATCGGCTGATCGTGGCTCACCGTACTCTCGGAACACGGGATCGTAGGCAGAATAAGCAACAAGAACGCGCAGTTTCTCCAATTCCTCGCGCAATCGTTGTTTACCGGCTCCGTAATCGTGTAGCGACTCAAAACGAAACTGACGGATAAGGTCAGCCACGATGGGCGCAAAGCCGATAGAGGCCACCCCGTACTTGGGGTTTTCGTGTAAGCGTTGTTGTTCGGCGAGATATTCAGCGGAAATCATGGTAGACCTTCCATTGTGGTGGTGATCGGTGTACCCTCGTAAAGAGCCGATAAATAGGTGATTCATGGCTAAACACGAAGATGCAGGTGTTTTTGTTTCGGCGCTGCTTCACAGCAGTACGGTGGCGCATTTTCTGCATTTGTCCACCAAATCATACGCTGAACACAAAGCCCTCGGCCACTTTTACGAGGACATCCTAGATTTAGCCGACAAGTGGGCCGAAACTTATCAGGGCCATTACGGTCTAATCCCGCTGACCGCCTACCTTGACGACTTCAAGGTGCAAAAGGACGCCAAGGCGTACATCAGCGGATTGTTAAGTTTTGCCAAGGGTTCGCGTGACACGCTACCCGACGACCCCGACTTGCAGAACATCCACGACGAGATTGTGGGGTTGATCGCCTCCACGCTGTATAAGCTGACCAACCTTTCCTGACATGGCCGCCGACCGTAGCCGTTTAGCCGCCGCGCTGGCTTACAAGCAAGCCGAGGAAGAACGCCGACGGCGCATGATGGAATCCGTCCCGACGACGGATAACCTGCCGCCCGTGCAGCCAAGCCGCCGCAGCCTACGCACCGACCTTGAGAACTTGTCGTCGGGGTTAGGGCAAGGCATCGTCAACCAGTTAGAGGGCGTCAAGGCGCTTGTTACCGACCCCGTAGGCACGGCTAGAGCCACCTATGAGGGCGTTAAAGGCATTGTGCGCGACCCATCCGTACTTGCTGACGCATTGCGCTACACCGCTGATAAAGCCACTAGCGGCCCGCTAGGCGCAGGCGAAGTGGTAGGCGAAATGCTCGGCCCGATGCGCGGCAAAGGCCCGATGGCCGAAATTGACGTTTACCACGGCAGCCCGCACCGCTTTGAACCAGAAGAAACGCTAACTGTATACCGTGGCGAAAATACAGCGAACAAGGGCGGCAACTACTGGACGGGTGACCCTGAGGTTGCGCGACAGTTTACGCAAAGCGGATTAGAAAACGAAATTAAGCGGTCTACGTTGTCATCCGCTGACGTTTACACCCCGCCTACTCCAGTTTTTGCGGGAGACGCAAAGGCCGTTGATGCGGCGATAGCGGAAGCGCGGCGACTAGGTAAAAGCGCTGTTCGGTTTAGCGAAGGAAAAGGACAGCCAGATAGTTTTTACGTTGTAGAAAAAACAGCGTTAGGACGAACGGGCAACCCATTTGGCGCTTTTAACGCCAGCAGGATCGGCACGGGTGAGGGCGCACAGGCGTATGGGCATGGCATTTACCTTGCTGAAAGCCCCGATGTGGCAAAAAGTTATCAAAAACAATTGGCTCAAATCAATCCAGAAATGACAGTTAATTTTGAATTGCCAATAAGCGGTAAAAGTAAAAAATTTGCCGAAACAGCATTGAAAGACAGTAATGGCAATACAGAAGCTGCAATTGAACTTTTAAAATATAATTCTCAATTTTATAGCAGCGTAGAAGCTAAAAACGCCGCAAGAGAAGCAATTAACGCGTTAAAAACTGCAAAAATAACTTGGGAAAAAGATTACCCAATAGGCCATTTTTACACCGCCGACCTACCCGACGAAATGGTAGATCGGATGCTAGATTGGGATAAGCCGTTGAGTCAGCAGCCACCGGCAGTTCTTGAAACGGTAATGCGTTACATGAACGTTGGCGAAAAACAACTGCCGCCTGATATGCGCGTAGGCCAAGTTGGAAATAAGTACGTTGTGCTTCAGGATAAACCGCCGTTGCCGGGTTCCACATTTGGCGTTGGCCGATCAGTTGTTAAAGGGCCAAAAGCCGCGTCGGAGCAAGAAGCCGTTGCTGCGTACTGGAATTCTTTAACCGGAAAAGATTTTTACGACACTTTGGGCAAAGACCTTGGGCGAAATGCCGACGCTTCCGATTACATGAGGCAACTCGGCATCCCCGGCATCAAATACCTAGACGCAGGCAGCCGAGGCCAAGGCGGTAGCGGCACCCGTAATTTCGTCGTGTTCCCCGGCGAGGAAAAGAAAGTCAAGATTTTGAGACGCGAATAGTATCTTTCTAAATGTTGTGTTAAAACAACGACATGGCAGCACGGAAAATACATACGACCCTGCGAGACGAATGGAAGTTACGCATCAAGGCTACGCACCTTGTTTCGCGGCTTCACGAACACGCTATGGGCGAGGCCGAAATGTCGCCTACGCAGATCAAGGCAGCCGAGATACTGCTGAAGAAGGTAGCGCCTGACTTGGCGCGGCAAGAGGTTACAGGCGAGAACAACGGCCCGGTCAAGGTACAGATCGGATGGATGGCTCCCGAATAATCCTGCCCTACCGCCCCCGCAGAGCGTTCATGCCGTTCCATGAGCGCACGAAACGCTGGGCTTGTCTTGTCGCACATCGCCGCGCAGGCAAGACGGTCGCCGCCGTCAACGACATGATTCGCGCTGCTGCGATGTATCAGGGCCAGTATGGGTTGTTTGGATATGTCGCGCCGTACAGGTCGCAGGCCAAATCTGTGGCATGGCAATATTTTAAGGATGGCGCACACCCGATCATTCAATCGGTTAACGAGCAAGAATTAGCCATCACGCTCATTAACGGCGCACAGATACGCTTGTTCGGTGCCGATAACGCCGACTCGTTGCGTGGCCTTGGTTTCTCGGGCATCTACCTTGACGAATACGGTGACTTTAAGCCGAGCGTATTCGGGAACGTCATACGCCCTGCCTTGTCAGATAAGCAGGGTTGGTGCGTCTTTGGCGGTACACCGAAAGGCAAAAACCAGTTCTGGGAAATTTACGATACCGCCACTCGTCTCCCTAGCGAGTGGTTCCTGTTGCGCCTTCCCGCCTCAACCAGCGGGCTTCTCCCGGCGACAGAGCTAGCCGCCGCAAAGGCGCAGTTGGCCGAGGATCAGTACCTACAGGAGTACGAGTGCAGCTTTGAGGCTGCGATCCTCGGTGCTTTTTACGGCAAAGAGATGCGCGAGGCCGCCGACCAAGGCCGCATTACCAACGTGCCGTACGACCCGAATCTGCCGACCTATACCGCATGGGACTTGGGCTACCGAGACGACACGGCTATCTGGTTCTACCAGATCGCACGCGGCGAAATCCGCGTCATAGACTTCTACGCCGTTTCGGGGGCCAACATTCACAGCATCGCCGAGGTAGTGACAAGTAAGCCTTATCGCTACGCCAAGCACTTCCTCCCGCATGACGCTCGGGCCAAGAGCTTGCAGACCGGCAAGAGCATCGTGGAGCAGTTAGCCGCGCAACTAGACATCGCCAAACTCGCTGTTGTCCCTGACATCGGCGTGCAGAACGGTATCCAAGCGGTACGCATGATGCTGCCGCGTGTGTGGTTTGACGCCGAGCGTTGTAGCGACGGTATAGAGGCGCTACGCCAGTACCAACGCGAGTACGACGAGGACAAGAAAGCCTACCGAGCATCACCACGCCACGATTGGACGTCACACCCTAGTGACGCCTTCCGTATGGTTGCGGTATCATGGAGTGAGGTCGCTGACAAGCCCCCAGCGCCAGAGGCTAAACCGCTGATTGTGGGGCCAGAGAACACGGTGACACTTAACGATATGTGGGCTGTGCATGACCGCACGCCTAGCAAGAGGGCCAGAATATGAATCCGGTTTCCGAATCACAGAACTTCAAGAACATTACGTCCACGACGACCGTCTACACCGGCACGGGCGGCATCTTGGGCATCTTCGTGGCATCAGCCTCCAGCTCACCGACGATCAAGGTTAGCGACGGAGCTTCCACGATGGTCAATACCTTTACGCCAGTAGCCGCCACGTTCTACCCCATGCCGGGGCGTTTTGATACGTCGCTAGTCGTCACGATCAGCGGCACGGTTGACTGCACGGTTTTCTGGACTTAAAGCCATGCTCGCCACTTGGGGGTGCAGCACGTTCCCAAAGCCTACGCTGTCATTAGACTTTGCGGGGGCGACTAGCCTTGATGATCGCATCACCTTCACTCGCGGCAGTCAGGCGACGCTGTTTGACTCCACGGGTACGCTGGTTTATGCGAAGCATAATTTGTTTACATACAGCGAAGATTTTGCGGATGCGGCGTGGGTAAAAAGTTCTTCCAGCGTAACAAATGATGTGGCGATAGCCCCTGACGGATCAATGACTGCCGATAAGTTAATTGAAGCGGCGGCTACTAACGCGCATTTAATTGGGCAAAACGCTTCATTTGTATCTGGAGCAACATACACCGGGTCTGTGTATCTAAAAGCCGGAGAAAAAAACTGGACGCGAGTAGGTTTCCCATCTAGTGCATTTCCAAGTTCTAATCGGGCCGCTGCTTTTGACCTTTCTAACGGCACTATAGGGGAAGTGCAGAGCGGAGTTGTTGCCAACATTTTTGATGCCGGAAATGGCTGGTACCGATGTTCAATAACCGCCACCGCTAACGCAACCGCATCAAATACTTCAAACGGATTAGCCGTAAACATTCAAACGAGCAACTCCGCAACTTCTCAAAGTTACGCAGGCGACGGCACTTCCGGCCTTTTCATCTGGGGCGCTCAACTCAACCTCGCCAACATGGAAGGCGGCGTCACCTCGTCGCTGACGACGTATTACCCGACGACGACTGCGGCCTACTACGCCCCTCGCTTTGACTACAACCCCTCTACGCTACAGCCGCTTGGATTGCTGATTGAGGAGGCGCGTACAAACAGCATCCGTAACAACACGATGCAGGGTGCGGTAGCGGGTACGCCGGGAACTAATCCGACAAATTGGGCAGTCACTGGGGCGGGCGGAAATATAACATCTAGCGAAATAGTTTCTGTTACAACCGAAAGTGGAATCAACGCAATTGATTACAAGTATGTATTTAGCGGAGCAGCCACCGCAAATATAAGACAAGACTCAACAACCTTAATTGCAGCAAGCAATGGTCAAACTTGGACTGCTAGTGCCTATGCAAAACTTGCAGGCGGTACACTTTCAAATTGCACGGTTTCAATAGCAATTCAACAATATAATTCAGGTGGAACCGTTTTAAATACAGAGTCACAAACATTTACGCCGACAGGTTCAGGGCTGGCTACTCAAAGAATTTCAGTCACTAAAACGCTAGACCAAGCAACGGTGGCATATGTTATTATGCGCCTGTCAATAGTTGCTTCTGGCGCAGCAGACATCACCCTCCGCATCGGCCTGCCACAGTTGGAACTTGGCGCATTTGCAACGAGCGTGATCCCAACCACCACCACCGCTCTGACTCGCAACGCAGATGTGGCGAGCATGACGGGGACGAATTTCTCGTCGTGGTACAACGCGACTGAGGGGACGGCGTTAACTGATTTTTCTTTTGTAGGATTAAGAAGTGTCTCTGGGCAGAGAATCCTTACGATTGATGACGGAAGTAGTACAAATTTAATAGCGCAAAGTGCTAGTTCAACCAATGGGCTAATTACGTCAATCACAGACGCTGGATCATCAGTTATGTCAACTTCGTCTCCAGCGACGACGTTTTCTGCAAATACGCAATACAAAATGCTTATTGCATACAAGGAAAATGATTCGGTTGCAGCAGTAAATGGCACCGTTGGTACTGCTGATACATCAAATACAATCCCGACCGTGACAACGCTGCGATTGGCAGCAAGTAGCACGGCATCTACGTCAAATTGCTGGTTTCATCGCATCGCCTACTACCCCACCCGCTTGCCTAACACCACCTTACAGGCACTCACGGCATGAACGACTACTACCTGAAAGCAGCCGACGCCACAGCCCTGTACGACGTATTAGAAGCGGCTGGCGTTGTGACCGAGGGCGACCAAGGCTGGCACGTTACCGACGCTCACGCCTACGCGCTGGATGTGATCGGCACGATTTACAAGCCGACCGGCAGGGTATTGCAGACCGACGACGGCGAAGTGCCGGAGATGAAACCGCTTGACGGTTTCCACGCTAATTTGCGTGTCATTAACGTGAGCGATTTTGATGTGGATAAAATTGCAGAAATTCTACTTGAGCCACCGGCAAACCCGGTGAGGGGTTGGGCATGAACAGAAAACCCGGTTTGTACGCCAATATACTTGCTAAACAGGAGCGCATTAAAGCAGGCTCTGGTGAGCGTATGAAGCGTCCCGGTGAGGAAGGACGCCCGACCGCTGCTGACTTCAAGCAAGCCGCTAAAACCGCCAAACCCCAAAACAAAGGTTACGCATGAGCGCAGCGTGGACGCGCAAGGCTGGACAGAACCCAAAAGGCGGTTTGAACGCCAAGGGTCGTGCCAGCTACAAGGCCGAGACGGGTGGCACTCTTAAGCCGCCGGTCAAGAAGGGCGACAACCCGCGCCGCGCATCGTTTTTAGCCCGCATGGGCAACATGGCTGGCCCGATGGAAAAGAACGGGGAGCCGACACGCCTTGCGCTCGCCCTCCGCGCATGGGGAGCCAGCAGCAAAGAGGACGCCCGCGCCAAGGCCAAGGCCATTAGCGCCCGCAACAAAGGGAAAGACTGATGGAACAGATGACGCAACCAGAACTGGATAAGTACCTCAAGATTGTTGGTGCTTATGACAACGAGTTTGCCAAGTGGACGGCTCGTACCAAGAAGATCATCAAGCGTTACCGCGATGACACCCGTGGGCAGGGCGGCAACGAGTCGGCCAAGTTCAACATCCTTTGGTCAAACATCCAGACGCTCAAGCCTGCGGTGTATTCCAAGCTCCCGAAGGCCGACATCAGCCGCCGCTTTGGCGACAACGATCCGGTGGGCCGCGTGGCAGGACAACTGCTAGAGCGTGCCATTGACTTTGAAATTGAGCATTACTCCGACTACCGCGCAACGATGACGTACTGCGTGGAGGATCGGTTCTTGGGTGGCCGTGGCACCGCATGGGTGCGCTATGAGCCGCATACCGCCCCGATTGGCATTGGCGACGATGGCGTGTCCATCACCTCCAACATTGAGCAGGGCGAGGGTGCGCCGCCCCCGATGGAGCGCATTGAATACGAGTGCGCCCCGGTGGATTACGTCCATTGGCGCGATTTCGGCCACTCACAAGCCCGCACATGGGAAGAAGTCACCTGCGTATGGCGCTGGGTGTACATGACCCGTGAGGCGCTCGTAGAGCGTTTTGGCGAGGAAACCGCCCGACGCATCCCGCTTGACCAAGGCCCAGAGCCGCTGAACGCCTACAACGAATCCAAACGCAGTTATAACCGCGCCAAGATTTGTGAGTTGTGGGACAAGGAAAGCGAAAAGGTTTACTGGTTCTCCAAGGGGCTGCCGCAGTTCATTGATGTGCGTGACGATCCGCTTGGCCTTGAAGGGTTCTTCCCTTGCGCCAAGCCGCTCTACTCCACGACAACCAGCGACACGCTCGTTCCTGTTCCCGATTTCGTCCTCTATCAAGATCAGGCAATGGAGTTGGACATCCTGTCCGACCGCATTGACGGATTGGTTAAGGCTTTGCGCGTCCGTGGCGTATACGACGCAAGCCAACCGGCTCTGCAACGCCTCCTGACCGAAGGTGATAACAATGCTCTCATTCCAGTTGATAAGTGGATGGCTTTCAGCGAGAAAGGCGGCCTTAAAGGCAGCATTGACCTTTTACCGCTGGAC